AGTAAATCTTGTACTGTTGGCTCACGCATATCTACAAATTGAATGCCACCATAAGGACGACTTAATTCAATTGTGTTTTTGCCCTCACCTTCCTTAATATAATCTTTTTCTTGATTTTCCATCTTTTACATTCCTAATGCTGAGCGAATATCTGCAAGCACATCTGTACCGTTAATAATACGAACCATGTTAATCACATCAACTTCATGGATAACCTGACCACCAATCGTTTGCTTGTAATACGTCAAAGACAAGTCATATTTATCTTTAGGTGCTTCACCAGCTTTTGAAGTGCCTTGGTTAATTTTGACAATTTTACCCGTCAAATAATGAACTACGGCTGTTACTGTGCCGTCAAATGACTCCATTGCCTCACGCACTGTAAATGAAGTTTGGCTACCTTCTTTCACACCAAACAAAGACAAGACATCGCGGTCATGTGCATTCAAAGTAAAGTCGGCAACTAACTTTTCCATCCCCATGGTAATATCAATCGGGGCATCCATACCACCAGCGCGGTATTCTTCAGTTTGTAAAGACAATTCAGGCATATTGGCTTCATCTGTATTACCAGCATAGCCACGACCATCAACAAATAAATTAAAATTCTTACGAATATCCTTTGCTACGCCCATCTCAAATACTCCTTAAGAAAAAATCTCTTTGATATAGTCATTAACCAAGTGAGAACGGAAAATAATATGCTCAGCTGGATACACTGGCGTAAAGTCAAAATCGAAATAGATTTTCCCTTGTGCAATTTGATCTGCTGAATTTAGATCAGGGTCTGCCCAACAAGAGCCGCCCAAAATAGCACCAATGTTTTTGAGGTAACGCAAGTAAGCATTCACACCTTCAATCACATCATCTACATAAGTTTTTGTAATGCCACGATCTACAGCCCAAAGGTGTGCAGCTTTTAATGATTCATCAATCATATCTGCTGTACGTACAACACATAAGAATGCCCATTTTGAATCACTTGAAAGTGTGCGGTTGCCCCAAAGACGATAACCCTGTTGGCGGATAATTGTTGTGATATTTTTTTCATTGAGCAAATTCGCACGACAATTCGCGTCGCCCATTGCAAAATCAATTGCGCGAGCAGTACCAACAATACCATTAATTTCTTGGTTAGACGGAGACCACCACCAGCCACGATCATTATCTGATTTAGCAATCAGACCAGCAACACAAGCACTTGCCCATTCTTGTGAAGTTTCACCGTCGACTGATTTCAAAACCTTAGGATCGACCAAAAATACGCGTTTAGAACCAAAGTCTTTCGAGTATGCAATTGCATCTGCATCATTGGTATTTGGTCCATCGGCAACAATGACTGCTTTTAAACGCTCTGCAATACCAATCAATTCCGCAACAACTGGATTTGATGTAGCTGGTGTTTCACCGACTGCTTCTGTACGCGTATGTGTAAAACCAGGTGCAATTAGAATTTTAGGGACAAAGCCCGTGATGTTTTCAGATGCTAAGAATGCATGCACACCTTCATATGTACCAGTGTTTGCATCAACACCACCAATTACATTTGCTAATGTAGCTGGTGCTGTTTCCTCTTCATCAATACGCACAACAATAACCACGGCGCCAATTTGATCAAAAATTGAATCAAGCGCTTGTGGTAACGTTCCTGTTTCACCAAGCTTAGCTGCAAGCGTACGTGAACCTGCAATCAATACAGGTTTGTTTAAAGGAAAGATCAAGGGATCTGCTTCAGGTGCAGACCCAATGATACCAATTGTGGAACTACGTACAGTAATAATGGGACGTGCACCATCATCTACTGTGGCGTTTTGAATCCCATGTAAAAAGATATCGCTCATTAACCGCAATCTCAGTTGAAGATTTTAGTCAATTCTTACGCTTTAGCCTGTAATTTTCATTATTCACAATTGCGCTAATAACCTTAAAAATTCTGTGCAATTAAAGCTTTATTTTTCTAGTTTCTATAAAATAGCCAAGATTTCGTCATTCAACATTTTAATAAGTTGTTATAAATGAATTTTAGATACGATATAAATGGACTTAGAGCAATAGCCGTACTGGCTGTTGTTATTTTTCACTTTAATCCACAATGGTTACCTGGTGGATTTGCAGGGGTAGATGTTTTCTTTGTCATTTCTGGTTTTTTAATGACATCAATTATTTTCAGTGGTGTAGAAAAAAATACTTTTAATTTATTCAAATTCTATAATGCTAGAGCAAACAGAATTGTTCCCGTACTCGCTGCAATGTCTGCCGTATTACTTGTATTTGGTTGGTTTTACCTACTACCAACTGACTATCGTGATTTAGGCCGGCAAGTAGAAAAAAGCTCTCTATTTATTTCGAATCTACTATTCGCAAAAGGTGGTGGTTACTTTGATACTGCAGAGCATACCAAATGGCTTCTTCATACTTGGTCTTTATCTGTTGAATGGCAATTCTATATTTTTTTCCCAATCATCATTATTGCGCTCAAGAAATTTTTAAGCTTTCGTAATTTAAAGCTAATAGTTTTAGGCTTGTTTTTAGCAAGCTTCATTTACTGTATTTATGCAACTCACAAAGATAGTAAAACTGCTTACTTCCTACTTACAAGCCGTGCATGGGAGATGTTGCTTGGTGGATTGGCTTTCCTATATCCGTGGTCTCTAAAGAATAAGTCACATCAAATAGTTACTCAGTGCTTAGGCATTGTCTTAATTATTGCATCATATTTTTTAATATCTAAAGATACGCCTTGGCCGGGTTATATGGCACTAATACCAGTATTAGGTGCATATTTAATAGTCGTTGCTAACTATCAAAATAACTTTTTAATAAACAACCCTATTTCTAACTCTATTGGTAAATGGTCCTACTCTATTTACGTTTGGCATTGGCCACTTGTTGTTCTAGGTTTCTATTTTGCATTTGAAAATTGGTGGATCTATGGAATTCCACTTTCAATTTTACTCGGTTTCTTAAGTTATCAATTTATTGAAAAAATTAATTTCCAACGCTACTCATCATGGAAAGAAATATACAAAGTTAAACCTTTTTATATTTTCCTGATTATTTTAGCTTGTGGATATGCAGTAAAAGAAACGGATGGGATGAAGTTTCATTATTCGAAAGAAGTTATAGTTGCGTTAGAGGAACTTAATGGTACAAATCCTTACAAGTGTGATTCTGGATTAAGAAATCGCGATGTTGAAGAATGTAAAATTGGCAATCAAGATAATATTAAAGCGATCGTAATTGGTGATAGTCATGCAGACTCACTAACCACCGCTGTTGCTTCGGCTTTTGACTTAAAAAGAGAAGGTATTATTTCTATTGTAACTGCCAGTTGCCCACTTTTACTAAATGCTAATATTCGAGATGCTACTAATAATGATGACTGTCAGAACATTAATAAGAGAAGATTTCAACTTATAGAATCAAAAAAATATGAAAATATTCCCATAGTTCTAATATCTAGACTCCCAGTGTATCTTGAAGGACAAAATGATGTTGAGCGTGTAAAAAATGAAGGAGAGAAAGCACCTTTATATTTTTCTAAAAATGAAAGCCTTCATAAAAATGACCTTTATAAATTAACATCAAAAGATTTGACTGAAACACTATGTCGAGCTTCCAAGCACAATCCAGTTTATATCACTTATCCAGTGCCTGAGTTTTCGACAAACATACCCAAAACTGTTGCTAAAAACTTATTTTTTAATGAGTCAATACCAACAACCATGTCTTATAAGGAATATTTATCTCGTGCATCTAAATCAAGAGCTCTAATAGCTGATGCAGCACAATTTTGTGATGCAAAAGTTTTAGATCCAACAACAATCTTATGTCCCCAAAATGAATGTATATCCATTTATAAAAATAGACCTATCTATAGAGATGCAGATCATTTGAGCGAATATGGAAATAAAGTTTTAACCCCTATGTTTAAGAATGCATTAAATCCATAATAAATATAGCCCTCTAATGAGGGCTATATTTATTATTGTAAAGCATATTCCCAAAACTCATCAATTTCTAAATCTGTTCTTTTCAACATGTCACGCATAACGTCAATGCTTGGGTCTGTCCGAACAAAATTACCAGCATCTTTAAAACCGACCATAGCCAATTCACGTGCGTATTCATCTTCAATTAACATGATTTGAGCTTCAATGTCTGATGATTTGTAACCATACGCGAGCATTCCACGCATAAATTGATATCGGGTGAGTTTGGGATATTGTGAACGCTTATAAGCAATCTTTTCTTCCTCAGTACGAATATCAAGCCACTCTTCACCATTCCATGAGTGGAATGGTGTTGGCTTTGGCACTGAATAAGTTAGATCACTAAAGATAACACAGCCTTTATTTAGCGCGTCTAATAACTCAAAATGCTGTTTTTCTGTTACTTCAATTAAATCATTCGGCAAGTCTGAGTATTTTAATTCCAAGTCATAAAAAGCATTGTTTTTTAAAGAAAAATTAACCATAACTAACACCCAATCGCAAAAAAGTACGGTTTTCCAACTCCACCACCATTATTTAAAGTATTTAAATGCGTTCTAAAATTTGTTTTTGAAATATTTGTTATTTGATACATTGCATCAAGACTAATTTCCGTTGAATAAGTAGATACTGAAAGGTTAAGACATGCATTAGGGAAAGCTATTGGAAAACTAATTGTTTGAGCATTAGTTTGGGCATAATCTGATGCATTTTGATTTACCCCACAACCCCACTGAATAATTAAACCACTTGGCAACTTTTGATACCCATTCTCACTCTTTAAATTTAAAAAATCATTTACAAAGCGATCATTAAGCACTTTACCTTGTTTTGCAGATAAAGGCTTGGTTGCATCATCAGTTGTTAAGTTGTCTACGATTTTACTACGTGGAATATAATTTTCATCAATCCACGCTTGTGTTGCGTAAATTAAAGACTCATCTAATGTCAATTCAACAACAGAACCATCAGTTACATTTTGAGTAAAACGAAGTCGATATTCACTTACACCGCTTGGATCAACTACCTTTTCAAAAGGTGCATGTGAACCATGTGAAATCAATTTTTCATTCGCAATGATGCCCATTTCACGAATGGTAAAACCGCCAATATCAGATGGAATAATTGTTTCAATGACAATCCAATTTGCATTGGTAGGATGACGTTCATATTTAGTGACAGCTTGACGATGAACTTCACGAACTAAAGATGTTCGTGCTTTAGTGGGTGTCGGCACAGAGCCATTACCATCTCCAAAAGCAATATGGGTAATATCTAGTTTTGTATTAGTGGCGATAGCATTCGCTATTTCAGCTTCACCTAAATTTGTTGTGACATTATAATATTCAGCCATTTATGCCCTCGGCTCACTTGTATACGTTAATGCTGTTTGATGCACAATAAGGTTGCGTATCGTTAAAATTGGGTTAATTGTTACGGTAAGGTTTGCTAAATGCCGTGATGCTGCTTTAGATTCAGACACCAATCTATTTATTTCGCTATATGTTTCAGCATTTAAACTTTTGCCAATGACGTTTAGCTCTAAATTAAAAGTACCTGGTACTAAATTTGGCTCTACCTTAAACCATTCGATTAAAGTCACTTCATAACCAAAAGGTTCTAATGCTTTCTTGATAGCTGCAGGCGTACCTTTTAAACGATGTAAGTCACGTGATTCTTTAATAACTTTACGTTTTAAAGCTTCTTGCCAGTTTTCATCCCAATAATCGACAGAACGTTGCCAAGCGATAAAAGGTAAGAATTGCGATGGCACATGATCGATATCTTTGATGACGCGGACTGAGGGTAAATCAAAAGCATCCTCACCTACTTCAGCAAGTTTTCTTTCCAAGTCTGTTGAATTAGGAGGTAATAAAGTTTTCAAATTACACCCCCAACACTAATGTTTTTAGCAGTACAGTATGGGTGATGATAACTATCCATCACCAAATCTTCCGCAGGTGAAATAATTTCTACTCGTTCAATACCATCTACATGCAATGCAGCATAAATTGCAGATAGATAAATACTTTCACCATTTTTTTGAGCATTTTTAATATATTTATCTAATCGAATATTTGCTGCTTCAAGTAATAATGCATCCTCAGCATTTTTGCCCACATATAAAACTGCTTCAATTTGGTAATTTGTTGCGATACTTGATTTAACTGTTGGTCTATCACCAACTGGACGCACCGTATCGGGATCTAGGGCGGCTTGAACAATTTGAATCAGTTCTTCTGAAGCTGCACCGTTTTCACTATCGACTTGTGTAATCACAATGTCTAAAAAGCAAGGGGTTGCTTCATCGGATTTCACCTTAATTCCATCCACACGACCATCTGCCGATAATGTGAAATAGCGGTACGCATTTGCAGATCCAGCCGTATTCATACCATCGAAGGATAAAATACAACGTTCACGCAATCGCTCATCAGATTCATACACAGCTTCAACGGGTGGAATTACCGTGTTATCTGCGGGTGTGACGACTAAGCGTGTTAGCCCGTATTCTGTTAAAGCCAAATGATCTAAATCTGATTTTTCCGCATAAGCAAGCAATAAAGATCTAGCGTCAGCATTACATTTTGCTTGATAAAGCATTTCCAAATATGCATTTTCTTGTAGTAACTTCACTACTGGTTCAGATTCACGTTGCAATAACTCTCGTACTGCTTGCTGTTCAGATGCATCATATAGAGATATGAAGCTTTCTTTTCTTTTTGTGAAAATAGCTTCGTAGCTTAATTCTGTGATTAAGCTAGGCGGTAAAAGCTGTGAAAAATCGACTGTACTCATTTGCCCACCACAATCCCATCCAGTTGAATAGTTTTTCCATCAAGTTTGTATTTACCAGTAATTCTTAAAACAATCTGCCCTACTACTGCTCCAGTTACATCCACAGCACTAACCACAAGGCGATCTTCCCACTTCATTAGGGCTTCTGCGGTTTCTGCAACAATATCAACCACTGTACTTCTGTTAATTGGAGCATCAATTAACTCAAATAATCGAGAGCCATAATCACGGCGCATCACACGCGAACCAATCGGAGTATTTAAAATATCGGCAATCGATTGTTTTAAATACTCCAACCCTGTCAATTCGCGACCCGTTTCAGCATTCATACCCATTAGTTCACCGCCCCAGTATTACCACTGCCAGTCTGAACACCTTTATGTGAATGATCTTTACCAATGCTTTTGCCTTTATGTGTTACATCAGAACCATTAAATTCAGCTAAGCCATTTACAACCAATTCACCATTAATCACAACCTTGCCACCCGAAGCGGAAAGATCGATATTTAATGTATGACTCGCCTTGTTGTATTCGACCACAGTCCCATCTGCATAAATATGCTTAGGATTTTCACTATCACCAGCATTCGGAAAGGCATCTTGAGATATCGCAAATGCAATAACACCTTGTGACAAATCACCCGATGGAGATAGCACTAAAACTTGCTCGCCTTTGCTATAGCCACCATTCCATGATCGATCTGCTCCAGCACGTGATTTTGACCACTCAAGACCCGATACCAACTCACCATCAAAATTTACTGTTGCAGTACCAGCGGCTAAATCAACGCTATCTACACGACCTATCTTTATAAGGTTTGCAAGGATGCGATCCATTTGTGCTAATGCATAACTCATGGCAGTATCTCCTGATAAGCACTTGAATGAGCGCTACCAATTTCAGGCGACCAACTAAACCATGCTGTAGGCGTTACGCCTTTAGACTCCCAAATACTCTCACCAATATGAATGGGTATGGAAAAATCCACACGCCAAACATCGTAGCGATCTAGTCCGGGATAAAATGCATCTTCAGTCACATCTAAAAGAGTTAATGGACCTGTTTTTAACCCATGAAAATGTTTGTTTTTAAAAAGATATTGAGCGAGTTTTAAGGCAAGCGCTCTTACCTTTAATTTTGCAAAAGTTGGATTGTCTTGTTCTTTTTCCATTGCATCAATAACAACGCGCGCTTCAATGCGAGCAAGCATAGGTAATTGTTCTGTGCCCGCATCTTCTTCCAAATTTAATTCAAAGTCTGGAACCTCAAGCAACAATGCTGGTAAATTTTCTTTTTTTAATGGCGTGCGATCATTTTCACTTCGATAAAATTCAATCAACTTAAAATCATCTTTAAATTGATCTGAAAGTTTTTTTACAATGTTCTCATGCATTGCAACGATGTCTGTACCTTCTATCGCATCTGCCATTTCAATTCATGCTCCAAAACCTTAAAAAATTGCTCTTGGTACCCATTAGAAAAAGCCTGTCCATCTAAATACGAGTCTGCTTTTTCTTTAATTTCTAACGTTTGCTTTTCAAGTGGCAAACGTCCTTTTCCTTGTCTTTTAAAAACTTGACCTTTAGCAATAAAAGCACCGTCTCGCTTATGTTTGCCAGCAGTCACGCCACGTTTAGTTTCACGTGCATTTAAATGAATCAATGATATTTCGTTTAAGCCATACCAAAGATTGATTGTCCAACCTGTACTTGTTTTTAGAATCGTCGTCTTACGCATTCTTCTGCGTAAAACCTTCTGCATGACTTGAAGCTCTGCACTCAAACCTTTTACAGTTCTCGTTTGAATCCACTTGGCCATCTTATTTAAAGTACGGCTTAATGCAGCATTAACTTGTTTTTCCGTAGGCTCTAACTCAGCAATAATTGATTCAATGCCTTGAGCACTAATATCAAGAGAAATCATGCATTCACTTCAAGTTTAAGAATGGACATTCCAGTGCCATCTTGCTGCGGATATGTCATCACATGAAATTTGCGGCCATCGGGAAGTAACAAGTCATCACCACGCGCCACACCTTTCACATCACTTGATTTACACGTAAAGCGTGGCTGAGCATCGTCTACTTCATATTCACCAAGCTGAGCATTTAGATACGGCTCATCAAATATGCCTGTTACAGGCTTATCATCAGACCCATCCGCAAACTGAATCGTTGCGGTAATAGCAAAGCCACCTACCGCATCAGTTTGTAGGAAAACGTCTAAATTTTCCCAACTCGGCGAAGTCATTATTCGTCTTCCGCAGCTGCTTGAATCGCTTCGATTAACGCATCCTTGGTAAGCGATGCATCAAGTTCAATTTCATATTCATGCAGTGCAAATTCAACCAATTGAGCTTTTGTCATTTTAGCCAAATCAATCTCTTCATCCCCCTCTTGGGTGAAATCAGTTGCTTCAACCAATACGCCACGACCACGCGCCAATAAATCTTTTGCAAGATCTTGATCAACTTCAACTTCAGCGCCTGCAACACGAATTTCACCATCAATTGCAACAGCGGAAGTTAAAGCGATAACTACAGTTAGTTTCTTAACCATTTTTATATGCCTATATAAAGTCTAAAGACAGGTTAGAAA